AAAGCCCAAGAACTTGTCGCCCAACGTGATGCCGCAAAGCAACAAGCCGAGATCATGGAGGCTTATGCCGACAGTGAGGAAAAGGTCAGGGATAAATATGATGACTACGATCAGGTAGCCCGTAACCCTAACGTGCCAATCACTGAGGTAATGGCTGAAGCGATTTATGAATCTGATGTTGGCCCCGAAGTAGCTTATTACTTAGGTTCTAATGTTAAGGAAGCGGCAAGAATCTCCCGTTTATCGCCTTTCATGCAGGCAAAAGAGATTGGAAAGATTGAAGCTAGATTAGCCTCTGATCCTCCGGTCAAAAAAACTTCAAACGCGCCAGCACCGATTAGTCCGGTAACAGCACGTTCAAACGGCGCTCCGAGCCATGACACGACTGACCCAAGGTCAATCAAGTCCATGACAACCTCGCAGTGGATCGAAGCTGAACGTGTTCGCCAGATTAAGAAGTTGGAAGCGCAACGCAACCGCTAATTTTTTGAAAGGACTAATATGTCTAATAGTATTCTGACGATTGACATGATCACCCGTAAGGCTCTTGAAATTCTTGAGAACAACCTGGTGATCACCCGTAACGTAAACCGCCAGTATGACGACTCTTTCGCTGTTGAAGGCGCAAAGATCGGCTCCACACTGCGTATCCGTTTACCTGACCGTGCTTTGGTTACTGACGGCGCCGCCTTGCAAGTTCAAGACGACAACGAGCAGTTCACCACACTGACTGTTGCTTCACAAAAGCACATCGGTGTTAACTTTACATCTGCTGAATTGACCATGCAATTGGACGACTTCGCAGAGCGTGTGTTAAAGCCTCGTATCAGCCAGTTGGCATCTTCTATCGATGCAGACGTGGCCAATGCGTACAAATCCATCGGTAACACCGTTGGTACACCTGGCACTACGCCCTCAACTTCTTTGGTTCTCTTGCAGGCCCAGCAGAAGCTGAACGAAAACGCCGCCGTGATGAACCCCCGTTACGCTACCGTCAACCCAGCTGCTAACGCTGGTTTGGTTGAAGGCATGAAGGGTTTGTTCAATCCTACAGACACCATCAGCAAGCAGTTTAAAAACGGCATGATGGGCACTGGTGTTCTCGGCTATGACGAAGTCAACATGTCTCAGTCTATCAAGCAACACATGACTGGCTCACGCGTTGCCACTGGCAACTCTGTGACCACTACTGTGTCGTCTGAAGGTGCTGCAAGCATTGCTTTGACCATCGGCTCTGGCCTGACAGTTAAACAAGGCGACGTGTTCACTGTTGCTGATTGCTTTGCTGTTAACCCACAGACCCGTGAGTCCACTGGTTCTTTGTTCCAGTTCGTAGCTTTGGCTGATGCAACCGCTTCTGGCACTGCAATCGTTGTGACTGTTGCTCCTATTTACACCGCTGCTAATGCTTTGGCCACCGTGGACAGTTTCCCTACCTCTGGTAAGGCTGTGGTGTTTGTGGGTGCTGCAACTACTCAGTACGCTCAGAACTTGGTTTACCACAAAGATGCGATCACGTTCGCCACTGCTGACTTGTTGTTGCCCCAAGGCGTCGACATGGCTGCTCGTGCCGTTCACAATGGTATCTCTTTGCGTGTGGTTCGCCAGTACGACATCAACAATGACCGTATGCCTTGCCGTATTGACGTTTTGTATGGCTTTAGCACAATTCGTCCACAAATGGGCTGCCGCATCTGGGGCTAATCAAAATGGGGCTTCGGCCCCGTTTGTCTTAACATCTTTTTTAAGGAAATTATCATGGCATTACCTAATGGCGCAGGCGGTTACCAAGTTGGTGCAGGCAACCGTCAAGAAACTATCATGGGCGCAATGGCCGCCCCTCAGACAGCTACGGCTACTGCAACCCTAACGGCAGCGCAAATTGTTAATCAGATGTTGGTGGCTAACCCCTCCACATCTGCAGCAACATACACGCTTCCTTTGGGCACAGCAATTGACGCAGCAGTTCCTAATGCTACTGTTGGCAGCACATTTGACTTGTCAATTGTCAACATCGGCACTTCCTCTGGCGCGGTGACTTTGGCTGTTAATACTGGTGTATCTGATGGCGGCAACGCTTTAGTTGCTATCGCTATTACCACTAGCCAATTGTTCCGCTTCCGTAAGACCGGCGACGGTACTTACGTTGTGTATCGTTTGGGCTAAATAATGGGGGCTTCGGCCCTCATTTTTAAAGGAAACATCATGGCCAATTCCAAACCCGTAGGCGTTGCGTATTCTGATCCAGAACTTGTTTCTGGAACTACCATTACTGGCGCTGAAATTACTGCGTCTACTTTTAGCGGTACGATTACTTCAACTGCTACAACTGGCGCTACTGTGGCTAACGCTACTGCTGGTCTGTACTTTTTGACTACCGCTATTACTGCAAACGTGACAACAACCACCGTGCCTGTCGGCTCAATTGCAACCACAACCAATGCTACTGGCACTGGTAAGTTGTTTATTTCTGACGGCTCTAAATGGCAATTTGCCGTAGTTGCTTAAACTAAAAGGGGGCTAATCACCCCCTTTCTACTATGAACATTACAATGACTCACCCTATCCATGGTGCTAAAGTTGCCACAATGGATTTAGAGGCTGAAGAAGATGAAAAAAATGGCTGGATTCGTTATAATCCAGACACGCCTGTTCAGGTGGCTCCCGTAAATACGTTGGAGATCAAGCGCCGCCGTAAACCGGCAGAGGAAGCAACTGAAGGAGTCTGAACATGGCAACATATACCGCTGGCGATCAAATCAACCGCGCTTTGCGCCTGTTAGGTATATTGGCCGAGGCTGAGACGCCATCTGCGGCTATGTCGCAAGACGCTTTGATGGCGATGCAACAAATGATTGAATCGTGGAACACTGAGCGTTTGTCAGTGTTTTGCACAGAAGATCAAGTCTTTACATGGCCTGCAAGTCTTATCAGCCGCACCCTTGGCCCTACAGGTGACTTTGTCGGCAACCGCCCCATACTGGTAGATGACGCGACGTATTTCAAAGCGCCAAGTGGCGTGTCGTATGGCATTAAGATGATCAACCAACAGCAGTACAACGGTATTGCTGTTAAGACCGTAACGTCCACGTTCCCACAAGTCATGTGGGTCAACATGACGTTTCCAAATATTGAGATATATCTCTATCCAAGACCTACACAAAACTTAGAATTTCACTTTGTGTCGGTGCAAGAACTTACGCAACCAGTCACACTAGCCACGGCTTTGCACTTCCCGCCTGGCTATTTGCGGGCGTTCACATACAACTTGGCCATGGAATTTGCCCCTGAGTTTGGCGTTGAGCCAAGCCCACAGGTACAGCGCATTGCCATGACTTCTAAGCGCAATCTGAAGCGCATCAACAACCCAGATGATGTGATGGCCTTGCCTTACGCATTGGTGGCTAACCGCCAACGTTTCAACATCTATGCCGGTAACTATTGATGAAAACGCCAATCCTTGGCTCAAGCTACGTTGCCCGCAGCATCAATGCTGCCGACAACCGCATGATCAATTTGTTTCCAGAGGTTATACCTGAAGGCGGTAAAGAGCCTGGCTTTCTGAACCGTGCGCCAGGATTAGAATTACTTCAAACCATCGGTTCTGGCCCCATCCGCGCATTGTGGGCGCACCAGACCAACGGCGCTGACTTCTATGTCGTATCTGGCACAGAGGTCTACAAAATGACCAGCACGTCGGCCACGCCAGTCAAGTTGGGTAACATCATTGACGGTGGCCCTGTGTCAATTGCTGACAACGGCACGCAACTGTTCTTTGCCTGCAATGGCCCTAGTTATATTTACAACGAAGCCACTAACGAGTTTAAACAAATCACAGACCCCGATTTCCCAGGCGCTGTGACCGTGGGTTACTTAGACGGGTACTTTGTTTTTAACGAACCCAATAGCCAGCGCGTATGGGTCACGCAATTGCTTGATGGCTCATCCATAGACCCACTTGATTTTGCAAGCGCTGAAGGCTCGCCAGACGGCTTGGTGGCGGTTAACGTTGACCACCGCGAAGCGTGGTTGTTTGGCACTGACTCGGTTGAGGTCTGGTACGACGTGGGCGGTACAGACTTTCCGCTTCAGCGTATTCAAGGCGCGTTTAACGAGATCGGCTGTGTGGCCGCATTCTCTATTGCCAAACTAGACAACAGTTTGTTCTGGCTTGGCACTGACGCCCGTGGCCAAGGCATTGTTTACAAAGCCAACGGCTACACTGGACAAAGGGTTTCTACCCATGCCATTGAGTACGCCATTGCACAATACGGCAACATCTCTGACGCTCTGGCATACACATACCAGCAAGAAGGCCACGGCTTTTACGTCTTGACATTCCCCAGCGCCAACGCAACTTGGGTGTACGACGCTGCCACGCAGGCATGGCATGAGCGTGCGGGGCTAGTCAATGGCGCGTTTACACGTCACCGTTCCAATTGTCAGTGCAACTTTGGTGGCGAGACAATTGTGGGTGACTTTGAAAATGGCAACATTTACAAATACAGCCTTGAAATCTATGCAGACAATGGCGCGCCTCAGAAGTGGTTGCGCTCATGGCGTGCTATACCTACTGGCCAGAACACACTTAAACGCACTGCCCAACATAGCCTGCAACTAGACGCTGAGTCTGGCGTAGGTCTGAACGGTTTTACAACTGAGCAAGTGTTCCTTTTGATTACGCAAGCTGGCGACAATCTAATCACTGAAAACGGCGACTACATTGCCAGCGACATTACATCCTCTGTGATTGCCGATCCCCAAGTCATGTTGCGTTGGTCAGATGACGGCGGTCATAACTGGTCAAACGAACATTGGACATCCATGGGCGGCATTGGACGGTTTGGCCAGCGGATCATGTGGCGACGCCTTGGCATGACCACCCGCATCCGCGACAGGGTCTATGAGGTGTCAGGCACTGACCCCGTCAAGATTGCCATTATGGGCGCAGAACTTCACGCAAGTCCGACAAATGCCTAGTAACATTACCCAGATTCCTGCCCCACGCGTGCCGTTCATGGACGAACGCACAGGCACGATCTCGCGTGAATGGTTTCGGTTTCTGAACAACATCTACACCATTTGTGGCGACGGCACGGGCATTATTGGCCCAATTAACGGCGGCACTGGTGTAGATGGCGTACCCACCAACGGTCAGTTACTGATTGGCGACACCGGCACGTATAAACTAAACACACTGACGCAAGGCACAGGCATCAACGTGACCAACGGCGCCGGCTCCATCACTGTGGGCTTGACAGACACGGGTGTCACCGCAGGCACGTATGGCACAGCGTCCAATGTACCAACCTATGCCGTCAATGCCCAAGGCCGCCTGACCAGTTCGGTTAACACGCCAATTGCTATTAACGCATCACAAATCACGTCAGGTGAAGTGCCCATTCTTCGCGGCGGCACAGGCGCGTCGACTGCATCAGGCGCTAGGACAAACCTTGGCCTTGGCACAATGGCTACCCAAAACATAGGCGCTTCGGGTACATTTACCTCTGCCGATTCAAAGACTATTACCGTGGTAAACGGTATCATTACAAGCATTGTTTAAGGAACAAAAATGACCGTCGACATTTCCCTATTTGCAGGCGCTGGCGCACAATTCTTTGACGATAACGGCGTGCCATTGGCAGGCGGTTTGATCTACTCTTATGCCGCTGGCACAACGACTGCGGCCCCCACCTACACATCTGCCACTGGCTTAACTGCCAACAGCAACCCTATTGTTTTGAACGCGGCTGGCCGTGTTGAAGAAGAAATTTGGCTTGAAGCTGGCGATTTGTACAAGTTCATCTTGGAAGACGCCAACGAAGTACAAATTGGTTCATGGGACAACATTCCTGGCATCAGCAACGCCAATACGTTAGCAGCGCAACTGGCCAACCAGTCTGACATTACGCTTGGCGACGCGCTCATTGGCTTTAAACAGACTTACTCTTTGGGCATCATGCCTGGCGCGGTTGGCAAGACTTTAAACAACAAAATGCAAGATTTGGTGTCGGTCAAAGACTTTGGCGCCAAAGGCGACGGCACAACAGACGACACGTCAGCCATTCAAGCGGCCATCAACTTGGCTTGCACTTATGGCGGCAACGTTTATCTGCCCGCAGGCACATACAAGATTTCAGCCGCGCTAGTGTTTACCATGAACAGCGTCACAGTAGATCCAATTAAGCGCCCCTCCATGTCTGGTGACGGCATGGGTGCTACATCCATTTACCAAACAACCAACAATAACGGTATTGAAATTATTGGATACGATCCACAACCCGCCGGTTATGGCTTGTTTCAAGACTTTACGTTGTACGGCTACCAAAAGAACAAGCTGGGTATTGCGCTAAAAGATATTGCGTTTATCACGATTAACAACGTCTACCTTGCAGGCTGGTCAACTGGCCTGTACGGCGCAAACGTCTTGTCGTCTACGTTCAATGACTTGGTCATTCGCTTTAACGACGGCGGCTTCTACTTTGAGCCTAACGCCGCGTTTGGCTTTGTGTCTGAACCCAACGCCATCACCATGTCCAACTGTACTGTTGGCAACAACGACTCGTATGGCGGCAAGGTCATTGGCGCAGGCACGTTTAACTACAATGGCGGCTCTATTGAAGCCAATGGTTTTGGCACTGACTTGTCTAGCGCCAAGTGGGGCTTGGCTTTGGTGGATGTGGGCGGCAAACTTGCCCAGCAGTCTGCCAGCGGTTTTAACATTACAGGCGTTTACTTTGAAGCCAACGGCGGTCAAGCGCAGTTCCAAGTGCAGCAGACCGTTTCACGCCCTGGCATCAATGGCGTTTTAAGTGGCTGTAGTTTTACGGTTGTTGGCACTAGCTACCCACAACAACAAATTTATTTGGCTGCTTCACTGTCCAGCTACGCATTCCCCATCACAATGGAAGCAGTTGGCTTTGCTGGCTTGTCAGGCTATACGCCTAGCGGCACGCGCCCCACAATCAACAACGTGGCTGGCGACTTTAAGTTGGCCATGGTGGGCGTCACGTATTACAGCAGTGTGGACAAATACAAACAAGGCGCGCCTAACCGTTTTGAAGGCATTGTTGAGGCATCTGTTTACGCAGACTTAGCTGGCACACCTATTGGTGGTGGCGGTGGTGGTGGCACTTTGCAATCTGTCCTGACTGCTGGCAACACCTCAACGCTTAACGGTATCTTTGGTGGCAATGGTACAACAACAGGTATTGTCATTGGAACTAATACTTACGGTGGCGTACCCTTTGCGGGCATTGGCTCTTATGCATCACGTTTGTACTTGGCCAACACTGCGGCTTTGGCAACCACTTACGCTATTGACTTCAACGGCGCTAACTTCCAGCCTGCCGTAGACTCAAGCGCTGCGACTGCGCTGACGCTTGGCGGCTCGGCTAACAACTGGAACGGCTTCTATCTGAAGAACGCTTTTACTTGGAACGCTTATGCGATCCCCGCACCTACTGGTTCAACCACCACTTTCCTGCGCAACGACGGCACATGGGCCACGCCTTCTGGCTCTGGCTCTGGTACGGTTACTAGCATCACCGCAGGCGTGGGTTTAAACGGTGGCACGATTACAACGTCCGGTACGATTGACCTAAACAACACCACAGTGACCGCTGGCGTGTACACGTCAGCTAACATCACCGTAGACGCCCAAGGCCGCATTACTGCGGCGGCCAACGGCTCGGGCGGCACAACGCCAACACTGGCGCAAGTTACTGCCGCTGGCAACGTCACCACGCTTAACGGCGTGTTTGGCCAGACTGCGGCGGGCAATGGTATTGGTGTGGGCGGTGCGGCCCCAGGCGGCCCCATGGGCGTGGCCACGTACGACGGCACGATGTACCTGACCAACAACGGCACAGCAGCTACACCACGCGCCATTGACTTTAACTTGAACAACTTCCAGCCAAGCGCAGACAGCAGCGCTGCCAACGCTTTGGTGTTGGGCGGTGCTACAAAGCGTTGGAACGGTTTCTATCTAAGCAACACAATGACGTGGAACGGCTACGGCATTGTTCAGCCAACAGGCGACACAACCAAGTTCTTGCGTAACGACGGCCAATGGGAAGTTCCTCCAGCCGCAGGCGGCGGCGTGTCATCATTTAACACTCGCACCGGCGCGATTACATTGCTTAACACCGATGTGACGGGCGCGTTGACGTATACGCCGGTTAACCCCGGTGTGGCCAACACGTTTACTGCAAACCAGACAATCAACAACTTAACCGTTGGTTTGGTGACTGGCAGTAGCTACCCCGGCATCTTGTCAACAACTGCTGTTGGCGTGCTTGGCAATTCAACCAGTTATGTGGCTGTGTTCACAGGCGGCGGCTTTACTTCGCTGATTCCTGCGGCTGACGACGCCATCAACTTGGGCGCATCTGGCTTTACTTGGAAAACCATCTATCTTAAAAACCAATTTATTTGGAACGGTTACTCCATTACTGCGCCAACAGGCAATACAACGTTGTTCTTACGCAATGACGGCACTTGGGCATCGCCTTCTTCGGCAGGCGTGTCGTCTTTTAATACCCGCACAGGCGCGGTCACGTTGTTAAGCGCGGACGTTACAACTGCGCTAGGGTTTACCCCCGTCGCATCTGGCGGCGCTTTGGGCACACCTTCTAGTGGTAACTTAGCCAACTGTACTTTTCCAACGTTGAACCAGAACACCACTGGTAATGCTGCAACGGCAACTTTTGCCACGTCTGCCGGTTCTGCGTCAACCGCAACAAGCGCAGCTACCGCAACAAGCGCTTCAACTGCGGCTAACTTGTCTGGCGGTACGCTGACAACCAGTAGCTACACATTGGTGTCGTCAAACAACATTATTGCTTTGCAAAGCAGTGCAGGCAACGGCGTATTTGTAAACGGTTCTGGCGCCACATTTACGCCAAGTTCAGACAATGCTATGTCGCTAGGCTCGTCTGGCTTTCGCTGGACTACCGTTTACGCCACCACAGGCACAATCAACACGTCTGACGCAAACCAAAAAGAGCAAATCGCTGACCTGACCGCCGCCGAATTGGCCGTGGCCAAACGCATCAAAGGCTTGTTTAAGACCTTTAAGTTCAAGGACGCTGTGGCGGCCAAGGGCATTGCAGCACGCAAACACGTTGGCGTGATTGCCCAAGACGTGCAAGCAGCCTTTGCCGCTGAAGGTCTAAACGCCAACGACTACGGCGTTTTTTGCTCAGACGAAGTAAACGGCGTAACCGTTCTTGGTGTACGCTACGAAGAATTGCTGGCCTTTGTGATTGCCGCCCTATGATTAACCACCATTTCAGTGCAGGCGTCTACGCCAAAGAAACGCTGATCCCAGCGGGGCATGTGCTTGTTCAGCATAAGCACAAGTTTAGCCATTTGTCGATTTTGGCCAGTGGCTCAATTGAGTTAATGGTTGACGGTGAACGCAAGATTATTCACGCGCCAGCCTGTTTGACTATTGAAGCTGACAAGCATCATGGCGTAAAATCGCTTACAGATGTTGTGTGGTATTGCATTCATGCAACAGAATGCACTGATTTGGATGAAGTTGACGAAGTTTTAATTGCGCCAGGCGATCAAGCCCAAGCGCAAGAACTGGCCAAGTGCCTACAGGAGAACTAATATGCCATGGATGGCCCTAGCAATTGGCGGTAGCGCCCTACTCGGTGCAAAAGCAGCTAAGAGTGCAGCAGGCACACAAGCTGAGTCTGCGGATCGCGCAACTGAACTTCAGCGCGAGATGTTTAACAAGCAACTTGAACTTCAACAACCTTTTCAAGAAGCTGGCGTTAATGCGCTAAACCGGATGCAGTCTGGCGATGTCATGGGCATGATGGATCCATCATACAAATTTAGATTAGGCGAAGGTCTTAAAGCGCTTGACCGCCAAGCAGCCGCCCGTGGTGGTTTGATCAGTGGTGGGGCTTTAAAGGCTGCACAACGCTACGGCCAAGAGTTTGCATCTAATGAGTTTGGCAACGCTTACAACCGACTTGCAAGTATGGCCGGACTTGGCCAAACAGCCACAGGCGCTATGGGCGGCGCGGCAGGCCAGTTTGGTGCTAATGCAGGCAATTTAATGACTGGTGCAGGCGCAGCACGCGCTTCGGGTTATGTTGGTGGCGCTAACGCTTTGACAAGTGGTTTGGGTCAATACATGAACTATACGCAAAATCAAAACCTGATGAACCGTTTGTTGCCTCAAACTGGCGGTAGCCCAACAGCTACGCCATATAGCCCTCTGTATCAAAGTCAAATGCCTGGCGCAGGAGTTTAACTATGGCACTTGATCCTTCTATTTCTTTAGGTGTACGCGGCGTTGAGTTGCAAAACCCCCTTAACGCGCTCGCACAGTTTTCTCAAATCCAAGGTGCGCAACAAGCCAACAAACTTGGCCAGATGCAAATGGCTGAATACGAGCGCACCCGCGCTGAAGAAGAAGGGCTGCGCAACTTTCTGTCAGGCGCTGACTTAACAGCAACTGAGACGCGTAACGCGTTGATGGCCAAGTACGGCAAGTCTGGTCGTGAGTTTGCCAAAGGTCTGACTGAGTTGGACAAGGCGCGTACAGAAGAAGCGGCGCGTAAAGCAAAATTGGCGATTGACAAAACATCCATGTACCGCGACGCGATTGCCAACATTACCAATCCGGCTGACGCAATTGAATTTATGAGAGTGCAAGCCAACGACCCTGACATGGCCGGCACGCCTATAGCGCGCATACCTTTGATGAAAGTGTTGTCTACAATTCCTCAAGACCCTGTGGGTTTTGAAAACTGGAAAAAGCAGACCGCGCTTGGTATGACCGAGTTTGTTAAGCAAAACAAACCTCAATTCTTCCAGCAAGACCTTGGCGGCACTAAGAGCATTATGGGCGTTCCTGGCCTTGGCGGCGCTGCAAGCACTGTTGCTGGTAGCACGCAAAGCGTCACAATGACACCCGCGCAAATACGCGAAGCCGCAGATTCTGCTACCCGTATCAAGCAAGAAGGCCAGCGAATTGGTTTGGAAGGCCGCCGCGTGGCTGTCTTGGAAGAACAAGACGCGCGCGCCAAAGACCCTGTGTTCCAGCAAACTATGGCCAACGCTAAAGCAACTGGCGAAGCAATTGCTAAAAATGATGTGGCGGCCAAGCAAGCGTTGCCTAAAATCATCAGCGACGCGCAACTGGCGCTTAACGTGGTTGATCAAATGGTTGGTAAGCAAGAAGTGCGCGACGCCAATGGCAAAATTATTCAGGCAGCTACTAAGCCTCACCCCGGCTTTCAAGACGCCGTGGGCGCGACGTGGAAGCCCGGCGCTCGCTTTGTGCCAGGCACTAACGCGGCCGGTTATCAAGCCTTGCAAGATCAAGTTGAAGGCACTGCGTTCTTGTCAGCGTTTGAAGCACTTAAAGGTGGCGGCGCAATCTCTGAGGTAGAAGGTGCAAAAGCCACGGCTGCCCGTTTGCGTATGCGTTTGGCTCAAGATGAACAAGAATATATCAAGGCCGCACGCGAGTTCCAAGATGTTGTTCGTACAGGCGTGCAAAATGCTCAACGTAAAGCTGGCGGCGGTGCGGCGGCTGGCGGCGCTAATGTTGACGCCCTTCTTGAGAAGTACAAATAATTATGGCCACACTTGAACAACTCAGCGCGGCGTTGGTCAAGGCCGACGCAGCTGGCAACGCCGCCGATGCTAAAGTATTTGCTGACGAAATTCGACGAATGCGTGCTGTTCCTGAGATTCCGCAATCTTTACTGCCATCCATGCCTGTTTCGGCGGGCATGCCAACTGAGCGCAAGCCGCCTACAACTTACGAAAAAATTCGTGAGTTTGTTACACCTACAGTTGAAATGTTGGGCGCGGCTGGCGGCGGTTTAATTGGCGGCGGCGCTGGTACTCTGGTAGCGCCTGGTGTTGGTACAGCCACGGGCGCTGTTGCTGGCGCTGGTCTTGGTTATGGCATGGCCAAAGAACTTCTTAATTTAGCTGACGTTTCTTTTGGTGGTAAAGCACCACGTCAAGGCGCTGCACAAGTGGTTGAGCCGTTACGTAATGTAGTTGAAGGTGCATTATTTGAAACTGGTGGGCGCGTGCTTGGCCCTGCGATTGGCTATGTCGGCGGTAAGATCGCCGACCTTCGCCAGATTCCTAAACAGAAAGCGGCTGAGATAGCCCGCAACGCGCTTGGCCCAGACCTGCCTGAAGTGTTGAACGCTCTTAGGGCGTCGCAAGGTCAAGGCGTCAGCGCCGCGCAAGCCACGGCCAATATCAACAGCCCAACATTTCAAGCGCTTGTTGATAGAGCCACTGCCCGTGACCCACGGTTCTTACTTGCTTTGGAAAAGTCGCAAGGTGACGTGTCTGTTAACGCGCTGTCTAAACTGGCCGGCGGCGCTACAGCTGCTGAAGCCCGTGGCACGGCCGAGCAAGCTAAAGTTAACCTTAATAAAGTTACAGGCCCACAACGCGAGTCTGTAATTAAGCGCGTTAATTTAGGTCAATACGTTGCAGATGAGGCCAATGTTCGCGCCGCTAATGATCTGGCCGTATTGGCTGGCTCAGGCGCTAAGATTGAGCCGGCGCAATTTATTGCTCAAGCAACTGGCGCAGAAAAGGCTTTGCGTTCTGTAGGTATCAATCCTTTGGAAAGCGCGCCGCTTATCCAACGCATTACCGCAACGTCAAACAATCCTGCTTTTGCGGGTAACGATCTAATCGGCGGCGCAGTTAAAAACGTCGCTGACGATATTGCCAAGTGGACTAACAGCGGTGGTGTTATTGACGCGGCGGCTTTAGAAGCTATTCGCAAAAACTCTGTCGATGCTGCAATTGCTAAACTGCGCCCAGGCGCTGATGCAACTGCCCAGCGCAACTTGGCCGCGGGTGTGTTGTCTAAAATCAAACCTGCTATTGATGACGCTATTGAAGCCGCAGGTGGTACTGGCTGGCGCGATTATTTGACAGCGCACGCTAAGGGCATGAGCGCAATCAACGAAAAGAAACTGGCTGGCAAAGCGCTTGAGCTATTTAAGAGCAACAAAGATGAGTTTGTGCGTTTAGTGCAAAACGAATCACCTGACGTTGTTGAAAAGATTCTTGGCCCTGGTAGGTATAACATTGCAACCGAACTGGCTGACAGCACCATGGCGGTTTTGCAAGAGCAAGCTAAAAAACGCTTAACTGATCTTGCCGTTAAAGAACAAGTCGGCGCAGGTCAAGAAGCGCTGAAACAATTGTTGTTAGACAACATGTCTAGGTTGCGTGTGCCTTCGTATCTAAACGCTGTGGCTGCGACGACTAACAAGGCTTTGCAAATCTTAGAAGACAAGATTGGCGCTAAGACCATGGGTGCGCTGACCGAAAGTTTAAAAACGCCTGAAGGTGCGGCAAAGTTGCTAGAAACTTTACCTGCGTCTGAGCGCAACCGTGTGTTGCAAATAATTTCTGACCCATCTGTATTGACGCAAGGGTCAAGATTATATGTATCGCCCGGTAAAGTGCTTAAAAGCCAACAAGCCAAAGAAGCTGCCGAAGCAATCCGCACCGGCACGGTTACTACTGGCGTCAATGCAATGGCGCCTGAGCGCAATAATGAAAACGCGTTAAATCAACCATACCGCGTGGAAATTCGTGGAACAGGGCGTTAAATGGACACCCAAGTCTTATTCAACATCGCGGTAAGTCTGGCGGGGTTTTTAGGTGGCTGGGTGCTGAACAACATTTACCGATCACTGGAGCGCTTAGATACTGACGTGCGGGCTATGCCTTTAAACTACGTCACCCGCGACGACTACCGCGCTGACATGCGCGACATTAAAGAAATGCTTGGCAAAATCTTTGACAAACTGGATGGCAAAGTTGACAAATGATCATCGACCCCATCACGGCGCTTGAGGGACTACAGCAAGCCATAGGACTTGTCAAAAAGGCAAGTAAAGTAGCCAACGATCTAGCGGGCCTAGCGCCTATGATCGCCAAGTTGTTTGACGCCAAAAGCGTGGCCACCAAAGCCATGGTGGAGGCCAAACGCTCTGGCAACAAGTCAAACCTTGGCACAGCTTTGCAAATTGAAATGGCGCTTGATGAGGCCAAACGCTTTGAGGCCGAATTACAGATGCTTTTTATGCAGACGGGCCGCATAGACGTGTGGCAAAAGATTAAAGAGCGCCAGCAACAAATGGACATTGAAGACGCGCATTTAGCGCGTCAAGCCAAGGCCGAAGAAAAGAAACGCAAAGAAGAAGAAGATGAACAACTGGCGTGGGCGATTGGCATTGTGACCCTTGTTTTACTAATTGGCGCCGTTGGCTGGGGTATTGCTGAAATTTCAGAAGTTTGCGCCAGAATGCGGTGTGGTCGGTGAATGAGTACCAAAAACAATTTGACCTGTTTCTCAAAGTGTTTGTGCGCCTGTGCATCGCTTGGTGGGTGCTTGGGTTTTTGCGGTTCTTGCCTGACGATCTGTCAGACAAGATTGTCAATAAATTACTTGGAATGATTGGACTAGGATAATGCTGACTTTACTTTCAACCCTAATTTCTTTCCTGATGGGCGGCCTGCCCAAGTTGTTGGACTTCTTTCAAGATCGGTCTGACAAACTGCATGAACTGGCGTTGGCTAGGATGCAAATTGAGCGTGAGTTGGAATTGCGTAAGGCGGGCTTTGAGGCTCAAGAGCGCATTGAACACATCCGCACAGAGCAGTTGGCCACCGAAAGCGCGGCCACCACCCAGCAAGTTTTGATTGGTGCGCAGCAGGCTGAGATGCAAGCCATTTACGCCCACGATGAAAGTCTAAACGAAGGCACTAGCCAGTGGATGCGTAACCTACGCGCCAGCGTTCGCCCTGTCATTACCTACGGTTTCTTTTTCCTGCTAGTTTTTGTTGACGTTGGCCTGTTTGCCTATGGCTGGCACAATGGCGTTAGTTTTGTAGAGTTGGCCGAAATGCTGTGGGACTCAGAAACCCAGGCGTTGTTTGCGTCCATCATTGCGTTCCACTTTGGTGGCAGAGCGTTTGGCAAATGAACGTCTCGCCCAAAGCCATTGAGATGATTAAGCACCATGAAGGTGTTCGATTCAAACCGTACCAGTGCCCAGCAAAGCTGTGGACAATAGGAGTTGGCCATGTTCTTTATCCGAATCAAATCAAAATATTATTGGCTGAAAGGGGCGCTTACGCGCTTCATCCTGAAGATAGCCGGACGTTTACCAAAGAAGAAGTAGATGGAATTCTTCGCGCTGATCTTGACCGTTTTGAGCGTGGGGTGGAGCGCTTCTGCCCTGTCCCTCTTACACAAGGTATGTTTGATGGCCTTGTTAGCTTTAGTTTTAACGTCGGTCTGGGAACACTCCAGCGTTCGACGCTTCGTCAGAAGTTGCTTCGTGGCGACAAAGAAGGCGCTGCCGAAGAACTTCTAAAGTATTGCATGGCGGCAGGAAAAGTCCTTAGAGGCTTGCAAACCCGCCGCATAGACGAGCGCCGCCTATTCCTTAGTTAACGCCCTGTACGCCTCAATAGCGGTCTTTAAATCGCATTGCAGCATCTGTATGCGGTCGTCTTGCTCACACAACTTGGCGTAGGCTTCTTCGGCAAACTTGGCCAAGTTAGCCTGGCTCCATGTTTGAAAATCTGGCCTGTTAATCATTGGATTCCTTCTTAGACGGCGCGTCTAATTCAAGGCGGTAATACTTAGCCGGCATCTTGGCGTTCTTATCCAGTTGTTTGCGCAGCCATTCAGCGCCGCCAAGTTCTTGCAAGATCATCCAGTGCCTATCTGACATTCGGACTTGTCGGCCTAACAGGGGTTCAGGTGGTTTTGGTCTTGGCATTTATCTAACTCTCCGAAGCGGCATGTCCATAACGCGCTCTGGCGGTGGGGGTGTCATTTTTTCAGAAGGTGGTGTCCAACCATGCTTGCGCCAGATGGCTTGCACGTCTGAACCAGAAGACCATTTGAAATCTTTGTTTGGCATAGACGGGTAACTGATCTTTGAGTAAGGCGGTTTTTCTAGCATTGTGTTGCTCCTTTAAGTAGTTCTAATCTTTCCCGTGCTACGCGCAGGGTGTTGTAGCGCTGGTGAAGGCGCTGAAGCATGGTAACGCGCTTGGCGCCATCACGTTCCTCGTTAAGCAGTTTGAGGACGTCCTCCTCGCTCATCCTGCTAAGTTCATTGTTAAGGCTTCGCCAAGTAGTTGTCAATTTTCTTCTCCAATTTAGTAATTGTCCCGCGCACGCGCATAAGCGCCCGCACTGCGGCGTTGGCTTCGCGGTCGCGTATGCGCAACTCGGCCTTGGCCACCTTCAATTTGGCTTTCCATAAATCAAATCGTTTCATCTTTTTCCTTAATGTCGTAAAACCAATCGTCGCCTGCTGACCACTTGCGCGTGCCGTCCACTGTCCATAGGCGCTGCGCCGCTTGGAAGTCAGGAAACTTTGTCTCAGCAGGGATCAGGCTTTGGTCGTACCACAAGCACCGGTTGTTAGGCTGGCAAGCAAACTGGCCATTGTCTAGCGCAATCCAATTAAACGACTTGTGTTCCTCGGCCTGCTCGGTAAAACCCGTGTCTAAACTTAATTCGTCGGCGCAGAAGTCAACCGTAAACAAGTAACGTCCAAAGTGCCACTCACGGTCTTTACCCAAAAACTTTACGCCCAGGTTACGCAGACCAATTTTTTCAAGAATAGTAAACCTATAGCCCATACAGTCCCACAACTGAAGCGTGTCAACAGGCAAATTGCCAGCGTCTTTGTGCCACACATACGCGTGTATCGGCAGCTTGTCATACAAAGCGCCGTAAGCTGGCAACAACGATTCAATTCGGAACACTTGGCCGCGCAAGGCTTTAAGGCTGACCCAGATGGCCGGCTCCAACTCGCCGTGCCCCTTGTGATCGTTGTACAAAAACTCGCGCTTCACAAAGCACTTCATGGGCGGCAGCGACGCCACGATATAACTCATTTCAGTTCCTCCATTGCAATATCAGATATGGCGCGCTTGTCGTGCAAGGCCGCCCAAATTTTTTCATCTACCGTTTTGCTGGTCAGTAGGATGTAGCACCACACAGGGTGTTGTTGCCCGCTGCGGTGCAAACGACCAATGGTCTGCTCGTACAGTTCCAGACTCCACGGCAACGACAGAAACACCATGTGACAGCCGCCGTGCTGTAAGTTAAGCCCGTGGCCGGCTGACTTTGGATGGACGGCCAGTAACCTGATCTTTCCATCATTCCATCGCTTGATGGCGTCGGTGTCGTCAAGGGTGGTGACGTTAAAGCGTCGCTTGAGTTCGGCAAGTTCTTCTTGGTAGGTGTAGGCGATGATGGTGTTGGCATGTTGGTTTTCGTTCAATAGTTCTTCTAATCTTTCAAACTTGTGCATGCTGTACCAAATTGGACGCTGGCTAGATACAAACTTGCCAGGCGACTCAGACGGCGTGGTCGTCGTGTCGTAAACAAAACCTGACGCCAGTTGCTGTAGCTTGCCCGTGACAACTGCGGCGTTAACAGCTGTGATGCCCTCCAGCACAAAGTCTTTTTTCATTGTGTTGTACGGCGTCATGTCCATCGTGCAGGCCAACTCAACTGTATGCAACGGCGGCAACTTGTCCTTATACTCGCCTGCCTCCAAGACAAATGTGGCAGGCTTAATTACGTCCATGACCTTCTGAAGCGACCCTACTCTAGGCGCCCATTCGCCAAACTCTTTGTTAATCAACACAAAGTATTGCTGCATGAACGCGCCTTTGCTGCGCCCCAGCAATGACTGGTCTACAATCTTGCACTGGCCAAACACGTCCTCAAGGCCGTTGCTAGTAAACGAGCCGGTCAAGCCCCAGCGCGTTGTCATGGGGTCAACCACTTTGAGGAACGCTTTGAAGCGTGTGCCTGACGGGTTCTTTAATCTGGTCAGTTCGTCAAACACCACGCCGTCAAAGTTTAGCTTCTGCTCGGCCAACCATTGCAAGTTGTCGTAGTTGGTCACGACCACCTGAGCGTTGCTTTTGAGGGCGTCTAGGCGCTGCTTAGGTGTGCCAACGCACAGAGCCATGCTGATGCGGTCTGCCCACTTGGGGCGCTCGACTGGCCAGACGTCTGTGCAGACGCGCTTAGGCGCCAGCACCAGCCAACGCTTGACGTGGCCGTCGCGGATCATCTCCCACATGGCCGTCAGAGTAATCGCCGTCTTGCCTGCACCGACTGGCGCCAAGATCATGGCGCGGTCATGCTCAAAGAGAAAGTCAGCGGCTGTCTCTTGATACGGTCGTAATGAAACCATCAATTTGTTCCTTAGTCCATAAACACGCATAGTTCTGGCGCAATAGCGCCATCTCTGTCTGAAATAGTTTTTGTAGTTCGCTCAATCTGCCACCTTTGGTTTTCAATTCCACAAACCAAGTCTGGCCATCGGGTAAACACGCAATGCGATCTGCTACACCTT